CTACTACCAGCGATTACGATTGATAATGCATCCACCGCTTCTTGCGCTCCCAAACTTGACTTGGTGAGTTAAGAGACTCGCCCAAAACGTCGTCCGATTCCTGCTCAATGGCCCAAATCATCCACTGTACGTCATCCATTTCATCCCGTAGACGAATCACGTTTGGTGTTCCGTCATCGTACTTCGAATGCCAGCCATGCCGAATAATTTTCGAGCAAGCCTGAATCACCTCGCCGCATTCCTCCATGAGAATTACTAGTCGCTCGCGTTCAGCCTCAGTCACCCGAAGAGTTCCTCGTGATAAGGCTCATTCAAGCTCACATTTGATACTTCTCGTAGATCAACCATCGTCGCGCCCTTGAAAGTAGTAAACGTGTAAGTGTACTTCTTGTCGTTGATATCAAACGCACGTTCCTTAGCTACTAGTGCAGTAAGCTCGTCGAAAGCCTGTCGTGCTTCTTCCTCATTGTTCATAAGGTACTTTGTTGGCCCCGTGCAGTACTTATTTAGAATCGTAAGACTCCAATGCCTGCTTTCTAGCTCAAACCACTTGTCACGCTGTTCTTCAGTCATAGTTTTTGATATTCCTTTTTAGTAATTTCCCAAAGTCGCCCTTTACCATCACATTTAGTGCACTCTGTAGTAATAACTTCGTACTCTCCCTTGTGATAGTTGGTAACCCTGCTTGTATGTAACTCGCCTTCCCCCTTACAGTTTGGGCAGATAACTACTTGTTTATTATACACTTACGTTCATTGCCGCGCCAGTAGTCGCGTAAGCCACAGTGCTTGTTGATAGAGTCTGTGTCATTCCATATCGCTGCGCATCGTTGTTCAGATCGAAGTTGCGCATCTTGGTCATGTCTAGTCCCGCGTTATGAGTGTACTGCGCGACGTCAAAATTCGCTCCTAGAAAGAGCACTTCCCACTTTCTCGCGGTGAGTGTCTCAACCTTTGACTTAATCTTAGCCTGTGTATATTCGCGCGAAGCATTCTCAGCCCCGTCCGTTAGAATCACTACTACAGTGCGCTCCGCATTACGCTCTAGCGCACGATCCATCACGTTTGCGGCCGCGTCATAAAGTGGCGTCATACCAGCGGGGCTGATCACATCGGGCTTTAGACTGTCGAAGTAGGCGATTGACTTATTCTCTGCGAGTGGAGCGAGACGAACCTTTGAGTCCCATGCGTCAAATGCGATGATTGTAATATCGCCCTCGATCTTCTCGCTCTGAAGGCCCTTTACATACTCGTTGAGTGAGTCGATTGCATTAGTCCAACTTGGGCCCTCCATTGACCCCGAGCGGTCGAGTGCTACAAATACTGATACCATATTATTTCTCCTTATGAATAGAACATTCTTTGTTCGATTTCTTTTGCTGTTCTTAGTGCTTGATCGAAGTCCCGATCGTAAAGCTGATATTGAAGTCTCACTAGATCTGATCGAAACTCTCCGAAGATTAGTTCTGTGAGGGCTCGCTTGATCGCGTGAACCGCTGCTTCCTTCTGATCGGGTCTCTCATTTTCTACCCTAACAGTATGTCCTAGCTTAACGCCAACAAAATACTCCATAAGAAAGGGATTGTGAGCCGGCTTATGCATTTCTGAATTTACCACTAGAAGTGGGGGTAACTCTTGTGCATATCTCTTGCCAGTTATACCGGCTTCGATTTTATTAATTATTTCGCTCATTTAAGAACTCCTTTATTGCTTGCCAGGAGGCTTCCCAGCTTTCGTTAATGTCAGCGAGAGGCAACAACGCCTCTGAAATCTTTTCATTGTCTCTATTTCCATTCTTAGAATATACATGAAAAGGCTCACAAAGTCAAGATAAATCGGAACCTAGCCCAAAAATAGCTTGCTCACAAGTTGAAGTTATGCTATACTGGTCAAACAAATGGGGAATCCCAAGCGCAGGAGAGATCCATGAAATATAGAACCATATTTATTAGCGATGTGCATCTAGGCACCAGAGACTGTAAGGCCGATCAACTAAACGACTTTCTAAAGAATAATACCTGTGATACTCTGTATCTAGTGGGTGATATTATAGATGCGTGGAAGATCCAACAGAACAAGCTGAAGTGGAAGGACTCACATACGGAGGTCTTTCGTCGAATCCTGAAACACTCGAAGAAGGGCACTAGAGTAGTCTACGTAGCGGGAAACCATGATGAGTTTCTTCGCCCCATGATAAAGTATGCGGCGAGCTTTGGAAACATTGAGATCTGCAATCAGGCAACGCATCTAGGTGTGGATGGTAAAAAGTATCTCGTGACCCACGGCGACCTCTTCGATGGAATCACCAGACTAGCTCCTTGGATTAGCTTTCTGGGCGACAAGGCTTACGACTTTATACTGTCGTTTAATAGCCGTTATAACTGGGTAAGACACAGAATGGGCTTCGGATACTGGTCACTCTCAAAGTGGCTCAAGCACCGCGTAAAGAAGGCCGTCGACTTCATCTTCGAGTTCGAGAGAACCATCACTAGTTATGCTAGAAAGAAGGGATTTGACGGCGTAATCTGCGGGCACATTCATCACGCGGAGATAAAGGAAGTAGACGGTATCGTTTATATGAATGATGGCGACTGGGTCGAATCAATGTCCGCCCTAGTGGAGCATGGAAACGGGGAGTGGGAAATTGTATACCCATATAAGCAATAAGGAAACTACTCCTAAAAAGATCTTGACGTATAATCGCTCCGCTGGTATAATTCGAGTATGACACAGATTGCACTTACACCAGAATGCCTTGACATTGCGAACGCCTATCTTGAATATGGTTCGGCACAGGAAACAGCCAACCAGCTTCAGATTCCTGAATATCAGGTAATCTCTCTTCTAGAGCGTAAGGACGTCAAAGACTATATAACCGGAGTTTACCTCGATAGAGGCTTTAGAAACAGACACAAGTTGGGTCAGGTACTAGATCGCATGATCGACTCAAAGCTTGAAGAAGCCGAAGAGTCGGGAATGTATACTAGTAAAGATTTATTAGAACTGCTACAGTTTGCTCATAAGATTAGAATGGATGAGCTGAAGCAAGAAGCAGGCAACGTGGGTCCGACAGTTAATATTGCCAACTTTGGACAAGGAAACTACGGTCAGCTTATGGAGAGACTTCTCACCAATGATAAAGGAGCTAAGTGACGGATTTAAATCGCTTGTCGCTTCCTTATCAGTTAGGCCAGTAGCTACGCTAATGGCAGTCCTTATTATTTGTTTAGGCTATGTAAGCTATAGAAGCTACAGTACACTAGAGGAAATGATAGTTACTCCTGCAGAGGAGGCTAACAGATTCAAAGAGCAACTGGAGAGTGCAAAGCTTGTAAATGAGAGTTTAAATCAGTTAAATGCTGACTTAAAATCTCATAGTGTAATCATAAGACAGTTTCATAATGGTAGACACGATTTAACGGGTATACCTTTTACTGAGACTACAGCGTCATACTATACGGATGAATATGAACTATCCGGGGATGAGCCTGTGTCTTCAATGAATGAAAGCCTACGAAAAATATGGACACAAATTGATAAGCCAGAATGTACCGTCCTATATGGACCAGTAGATTCTTCATCTAGAAGATATTTTAAAGCGTATAACTTAAATAAGGTTGTACAATGCCCACTAACAAATTTACTGAACTATCCTATAGGTACGATTACCGTAGGATTCTCAGACGGAGACACGAACGATACAGTAGCAGTAAGTAAGACTTCTGCAATAGCTAAGCGTGTCACAGGATACTTAACAAATGGTTACTGAATATATTAAGCGTGGATATAGAAAAGCATACGATAGTGAAGGTAATCTACTTTACCTTGTACCAGAAAGTGAGCCATCACCGCTAGCAACTTATAATACAGAAGAAGTACTAGTAGAAGACGAGGATATGCCTCCACTTAATCTAGTATGAACTGGTTAAATCTAGAGACAAACGAAAGAAAAAATCTTTCTCTCTGGATGATGTTCGGTGGTGCTACCGTATTTACTATTTTTGCGAGCGTAGGACTATGGCTAGTTGCAGCTAACTTAAAATATGTATTTTATTTAGCCGTGCTAGCACATCTTCAGGTCATTACTATAATGACTGGATTCATAGCTCAATTAGTAAAAAGAAGAATAAGCGCAGGAAAAGAAGGTATAACAATTACTGACTCAGGTACTGAATCAGGAGAAACAAATGTTTAAATTAAGCCAGCGCTCTCTAGATAAACTAACCGGTGTAAATCCAAAGTTAGTTGCAGTAGTTAAGAGAGCTATAGAACTAAGTACAGTTGATTTTGGAGTATCCGAGGGTTTAAGGACTCTAGAAACTCAAAAGAAATATGTAGCCGCAGGCAAATCCCAGACTATGAAAAGCAAGCATCTAGATGGTGACGCAGTCGATCTAGTAGCCTATGTAGACGGACAAGTCTCCTGGGAATTAAACCTATATGATAATATAGCCGATGCAATGGCGAAAGCCGGCAAAGAACTAAGCGTACCACTTTGTTGGGGAGCAGCATGGAATGTTCCTGATATTACAAAGTGGAATGGAACCATGGAATCGGCAATGAATCACTATATTGACACAAGAAGAAAAGAAGGAAAGAGACCATTTATTGATGGTCCTCATTTCCAAATTTAAGGAGATTAAAAATGAAGATGACCGATTACCCAGTAGATAATGCTGAATCACACACAACAGGCGGACACAGCACGCCATATATAGCAACTCCAGGAAAAGCCCCATCAGCTACTACTGATACTACAATAAGTGCACCAGGATCTGCAACTACACCAAATCCTTCACTAGTAGTTTCAGCACCAGTTAGAGCCGCAAGCTCTACCACAATGACTGCAGGAGTATGAGTGCTGGCCTAATGGCTGCGGCGGGCGCCATTAGACGCAAACGCCGCAAACGCAGAGCTAAGTTAAAGAATATACCATTGACGCTAAGTAGCACCACTATGCCCGCCAATAGTGTACAGGACACAGTAGTGGGAAATATACTAAATATTATTCCTGGTGCGTACGTAAGTATTACTGATACTGCGGGTGATAGATTCAAGTTAGTAGGAACACAGATTAAAGCAGGCGCAACCGCAGCAGTGGCTGGAAGCTACACTATAGTGTTAAGTCAAGGGACTTCTGCTCTAGGATTCTATAGCTCATCTATAGTAATTACGGTAGCATAAGGAGAAATAAATGATAGACGTTATAGACGCTAGTAGTAACGTACAAACTATAGGTACGTTACCTAGTCTTGGTGTTGGAACCGCGGCGGGATCAATACCTTTTGTGGGAGCGGTGGAAGCTACCACAGGCTCTATTACAGCTACCAACGGAAGTACTGGAGCAGCCGTTGTACCTACTGGTACCGCGGTAACTGGATCCTTTTTAGAAGCATCCACTCAGGGTTACAATACACTCGTTGTGCAAATAACCGGAGCCGCAATATCTTCTACAACAGTGGCATTAACAATACAAGGTACACTAGACAATACTAACTGGGTTACAATAGGTACCTCAAGAACTCAAACTTTTTCAGGTACAATAACAGCTGCAAGTTCAATTACAGTGGCTGGAATTTATTATATTGATGTAACAGGCTTAACAAAAGTTAGAATAGTTTCTACGGCTGCGAGCGCTCAATCCCCTCTCTTACCAACAGGTACAACTGTAGCCGCAACAATGACACTGGCTTCCCAGATAGGTGTACCTACTGTCCTGGGAGCACTAAGCACTGTATCCACTGTAAGTACAGTAACCGCTGTTACTTCTGCCGGTCTGGCCATTCCTCAGCCGTCTAGTACTACTACACCAGATGTAACCTCTGCCGCTATAACTACTACTACCACTACTTCCTCAATAGCTCCGACATTCGGTTGTAGTTATGAGGTAAATATAATAGTAACTGTAGTATCCGGGACTTCTCCAACTATGGACGTAATCGTTCAAGAAAGTGATGATACAGGTACTAACTGGTTTGATGTATACCATTTCGAAAGAATCACAGCAATAGGGGCTTATAGAAGTCCAAAACTGCCTCTAACTGGTAACAGAGTAAGGTATGTACAGTTAATCGTAGGACTCACTCCAAGCTTTACAAGAGCTATAAACAGATTACAGTCTTCGGACTCGGTCCCTGCTATGAGAAGAGTTTTCGATAGAAGCATGAATGCGGTACCTGCTGCTACAAACCAGTCAGCAGCATCAGTAGCAACAGGCGGTGTATTTACGTTAACAGGCAATACTACTCCTATTGCAGTAGGTACTAAAATAATAATTACTGGAACTAATACTGGAACAGGTGTTATAACAGGTTATGCAGCTGGTACAGAGTACACTGTTATAAGTACAAATGGATCAACCTCGGCAACACTGGCTGCGGTAGTTGGCACCACTTTAGGAGTAACAGCTGGAACTCTTGTGGGACTTACTTTTACTGTTAATGAGCTAAGTAATGCGAACTTTACTACCATATGCCCTAGAGGTAACCCCGGAACTAATACTCAACTTATAGTCTCTTCTGGTGCTCTTACTACTGCTCCAATATTTAAGTTACAGGGGTCAGACGACAGTGGAGCTAATTGGTATGATCTCTCGGCTTCTACACTAACAGCGGTAGCAAACTCAACGGTACAGTTAACAGTAGCTAATGTACGCTCACAATTTGCTAGAGCATTAATTACTAACTCACCTGCTGGGACACTAAATTATATTGCTGTAAAGACTTTCAGTTAAGGAATTGAATTAATGATAGTAAGCAGAGCTGACATCCCTACTGATGTAATTGTACAATACCCCGGCGCTTTTATGCGGGTTCCAATCGCGAATTATCTAAAAGAACTTGAGGTTGATCCTCTACCCTCTCAGATAGCTCTCATAAACGGAATAAACAATCCCAAATACCGCTTTGGGTGCGCAGCTCTGTCTCGCCGTCAGGGTAAAACCTATATTGCAAACGTTGTGGGCCAGGTAGTTTCACTAGTACCTGGCTCCAATGTGCTAATTATGGCACCTAACTATAATCTCTCTAGTATTTCTTTCGATCTACAGAGAGCTCTTATTAAGAAATTCAATCTAGAGGTTGCTAAAGATAACGCAAAAGACAGAGTTATTGAGCTGTCTAACGGCTCCACAATTAGAATTGGTTCGGTTAATCAGGTCGACAGCTGTGTCGGTCGTTCATACGATCTCATCATCTTCGACGAAGCCGCGCTCACAGATGGACTGGATGCATTCAACGTGTCCCTAAGACCCACACTAGACAAACCAAACTCGAAGGCGCTCTTTATTTCTACTCCTCGTGGTAAGAATAACTGGTTCTCAAAATTATTTGACAGAGGATTCTCCGACGAGTTCCCACAGTGGTTCTCAGTAAAGGCTACTTATAAAGATAATCCTCGTATGTCCGAAGAAGACGTAGCTGAAGCACGTAAGACAATGTCAGATGCTGAATTCCGTCAGGAATACGAGGCAGACTTCTCAACCTTCGAAGGTAAGTGTTGGCAGATTAAAGACGAATGCGTATTTGAATTTAGTCGCGAACTCAACCTTAAGAAGTGTGATGTGTTTGCAGGACTCGATCTTGGGTTCAGAGACCCTACAGCAATGTGCGTTATCGCATTCAACTGGGAAGATGAGAAATTCTATATCCTAGATGAGTATCTAGATAATGAAGAAGTAACTTCCGGGCACGCTAAGAATATTCGCGCACTGATGGATAAGTGGAACATAGATTATATCTATATTGACTCCGCTAACCAGCAGCAGCGCTATGATTTTGCACAAGAATACGACATTCCAACCACTAATGCAAAGAAGTCCTTACTAGACGGTATAGGATACGTAGCTTCCTTAGCTGATAATGATAGAATCATTATTGATCCAGAACTAAGGCACGTACTATATGCCACAGACCAATATCAGTGGGATCCAAATCAGAGCCTACAAAAAGAAAAGCCACTACATAATGAAGCCTCTCACATGGCAGACGCTATTAGATACGCACTTTATAGTTATAAAACTAGTGCTGGTGGATTCTAATACAACAGGTTATTTTCGTACCAAGTGTAATTTGCACCTTGACTTTTGAGTACTAAACTAATATAATTGCAGAAATACAAAGGAGACAAAAATGTCAGCAACAACTCTGCTTCGCGACCCAATTAAATATGTTCGCGACCGAGCAAAGTCTAGATACAATAAAGGTTCTCAATGTGAAATTTGTGAAGCGACAACCTCGCTTGATTTTCATCATTATTACACGATGACTCCATTGTTTAATAAGTGGTGTAAATCAAAAGGTTATACAGTTAAAGTGGTAGATGACATCTTGAAGATCAGAGACGAATTTATACATGAAGAAGAAGATAAAGTCTATCACCAAACTGTAACGTTATGTCATGAGCATCACTTGAAGCTTCACAGTGTCTATGGTAAGGATCCAGCTCTTTCTACTGCTGAGAAGCAGAAAAATTGGGTAAAAATCCAAAAGGAGAAATATGAAGCTAGGAAGTTGGCTAGTTGAGAAATTAAATCCTGGTCAGCGCTGGATCTCCTATATGGAGCCTCAGAGTCCTACGACTGAACCAGAACAGGTATATATTAACTATTACGAATCATTAGAAATCGTTAATAGGGCGGTCAATATGATTATTGACGATGCCGCAGAAATAAATTTTAAGATAGGAACTGAAAAAATTGGATTTCCAAAAGTATCTGGAGTAAAGAGAAAAACGGTTGAAACATTATTAAATATTCAGCCAAATCCTTACCAAGATATGCATGCTTTTAGACGTAACATTGTTATGGACCTAATACTAGACGGGAATGCTTTTATATACTATGATGGAGCGTACTTATATCAATTACCTGCTAATAAGGTAACTATATATTCTGATGAAAAGACATATGTTGAAAAATACACTTTTCAGGGGACAGTAGACTTTAAGGTAGATGAAATAATTCATATAAAAGACAACAGCTCAAGATCTTTATACAGAGGAGCCTCTAGACTTAGACCAGCTCTACGAACAATGAAGCTGATGAAGTCAATGAGGGACTTCCAAGATAATTTCTTTACCAACGGCGCAGTACCTGGACTAGTAATTAGAAGTCCTGACGTACTAAGTCACCGTATTAAGGAAAGAATGAAAGAAGACTGGAAAACCTCATATAGACCTCAATCAGGTGGAAGAAGTCCATTAATTCTAGATGGTGGTATGGAAGTAGATCCACTTACTAATGTAAGTTTTAAGGATCTAGATTTTGCTGCATCTATTGAGTCTAACGAAAAAGTAATCCTAAAAGCTCTAGGTGTGCCCCCAGTTTTAGTAGACAGCGGTAATAACGCTAATCTAAGACCAAATCATAGACTATATTATCTAGAGACTATTATACCTATAATTAAAAAGATGAACTCTGCTTTCCAAATGTTCTTTGGGTTCGAAATCAAAGAGGACGTAGCTGGTATTCCAGCACTACAACCAGAACTAAGAGATGAAGCAGCATTCTACTCTACACTAGTAAATGGTGGTATCTTAACTGCTAATGAAGCTAGAGAGGGCATGGGAAGAGCACCACTAGGTGGTCATGACGATATTAGAGTGCCGCAAAATGTAGCTGGAAGCGCTGCAGATCCTTCACAGGGTGGTAGGCCTCAAGATAACACAGGAAACGAATAATGACAACAAGAAGAAATATAGTTTCTCAACTTGGTGCTTACTTTGCCTCTAAAGGCGGAGCAATGACCATGGAAGAGTATAAAAACGCAGAGGATGCTCCAATTAGATTTGTGCTAATTAAGAGAACCATTGGATCTTGGGGTAGACTTCTTAATATGATCGGAGATGTTAGTAACTACAGCATCG